GTAGGTCCTGTCATAGGTTGAACACCACAGATATCATAGGCTACCAAGTTTGGCATTGCTCTACGAACTAGAGATATAAGAATAGGATCCCAGTTAGCTGCAGTTGCAGTAACACCACCAGGTGCTCCCGCTACAGTACCAGTACCAGCTCCAAGGGCCTCATTCACGGCTCCTCTTTCTTCTGCTATCGCTCTTTCTTGGTTTTCAAGAATAACGGAAGTTACAGCTCTTTTGTAAGAGTCTTCGATCTTAGGAAGATCGGCGTGCTCTAGAACTGGCTGCCATTTTTCTTGTAAGTTTTCTGACATAAACATTGTTTATAGTCCCCTTATTTAAATTTACTTACTTATCTAAGTTAGCAAATTTGGTTAAAGCCGCAGTGTATTGAGTCATACTTTCATTTACTGGTTGAGCTACATCGCCCGCTCCAGAAAAATCAGCATCATCACTTACTACAGCGCTGTCGTCTGAGACAGCTTCTACTTTACCTTCTCCGAAGTATGATTCTTTTAATGTAGCAACTTTCTCAACGAATGTTTCTTCATTTTCGTAATCAATATCTTCTGATAAAGCTTTCAGCTTCTCAACCTGAGTATCAGCTAGGTCTTTCGACGCTTCACTAATAATTTTTTCTCGTTGAAGTTCTTCAATATCTTGAAGAGCTGAGATGTTACTCGCAACTTCTTCATTCAATTTGTCTTCCATTTCGTCAAGTCTGTTTGCTAGTTCTTCAACTACATCAAACTTGTCTTCTGGTACTTCAACATAATGTTCTTCGAACAGTTGTTTGAGTCCGGAGATGAAGTCTTCTGTCAATTCAGATTTTAATCCTCTTTCGATAGCTAACTCATTCTCTTTAACCCAGCTTTCTGAAACATAGTTCAAATAAGAATCAACCTTCTCTGTTAAATCATCTTTGATTTCTTCGATTTTTTGGTTGGTTTCTTCTTCTAACTTAGCTTCTGCTTCAGTCATTTGTTCTTTGACTTTAGCCGCTACTGCGCCTTCAAAGATAGTTTTAGCTTTCGCTTTGAATTCTTCACTCAAGTCTTCATCAGCAACTAGTGCATTGATGTCGTCTGTCATGTCGATTTCAACTTCTTCTTTTTTGACTTCTTCTTCTTCTTCTTCTGAATCTTCATCATCCATTTCTTCTTTAGATGATTTAGCTTCTTCAACTGACTCGTCAGCTTCTTCTTCCACTTCTACTTCTTCTTTTTTAGTAAAGAGTTTAGTGATTTCAGAAACTTCTAAATCTTTTAGTGCTTCTACTATTTTTCTAATAGTTGCATTGCGAGTTAGTGACTCGGATTTCTCGTCATCGCCATCTTCCTCTTTAGTATCAGCTACTTTTGAATACATAGCTTGTAGTTCTTCACCTGACATTTTCTTCATGTGATCTACAGCTGCTTTCATAGTCTCTGCTTTGGTCATGTCGCCACCCATTTCAAGAACAGCTTCATCTTCTGATTCTGTTTCTTCTTGGTTGACAGCTTTACCTTTTTCTACTTTTGTTTCACCATCTGAAACAACTTCCATAGAATCACCTGAACTAGCGGCGTTAGTTTTTGGTGCAGGTTTTACGCTATCACCAGCTTTTTTAGCCATTTCAGATGCTTTCTTTTCAGCCTTTTCGTCTGATCCAACATCGGCAGGACTAACATCAGCACCACCCTTAGGTAACTTTGCAGCTTCCTCGGACATTACTTCTGTTATTGTATCTTCTAAACTTGACATTTTAGAATACTCCCTATATTAAAAATATATATTTTAAACTGTTTAACTAGTATTTATATATTATAAATTTTTCAGAAAGTCATTAAATACATTTAATTTAACTTCCTGTAATTTTTGTGTTCTAGCTCTGGCTATTGAATGTTTATATTCTTCAATTTTCTGAGCTTTGATCACGCCATTATCCCAAATCCATTCGACTCCTTCCATGACACCATCTACGAAAGCGTCTGGAGCTGAAGGATCAGCGACTATATCAGCAGCAGTTGCTAACTGAAAATCTGATTGAACCATTTGAACTCCACCCTTAGCGTTTGAAGCTTTCAATGATCCCATACCTCTACTAGAAACACCTAGTCTAGCACCATCATCAAGAAGGTTTTTGACTATATTTCCCATAGGAGTACTCAAAATCTTTGCTTTTCCGACGAAATTATTTCCGTCTTCTCTTAAATCTGTAATTAAATGAGATGTTCTCTCTAAATTAATTGTTGGTCCTTCTGGGTGACCTAATTCACCGTATGCTCTGTTATTATCGATATATTCTTTTGTATATCTCTTAACTTCTTTCTGCATTACCTCTTTTGGGTATATACGACCATTTTTATTCTTTACTTCTGTTTGAAGCATTACACCTTCGATATAGGCGTTCTTTTTACCTGTTTTAGGATCTTCTTCAACAAGATAATTTACATCATCTGCCCATTGTTCTGATATTAGTTTCATTTCTACCCCTTATTTCTCGTCAAAGTGTTTGATTGATGAAGGGTCACCATATGATGATTTACCCCTAGCGATTCTATCAAAATCTCTTAAATTCTTTTTAGTACCTACCAATGTTACATGAGTATCACTACCTTTCTTCTTGAATGATACTTTGAAATTCATCATTCTACTACCGGATTTGAATCTATCCATCTCAGGTTTCTGGATACCTTTAACTTTATATACAATCTCAGCTTCATGAAGTGAATCATCTTCTTTGACTATTGAATCTTCTGCTTTTTCTCTAAACTCTCTCCAAAGACTTATACCTTCATCTAAGTCTTCTCCCATAAGTTTAACAAACTGTTCAGCTGACTTCTGAGCTGTTTTCATATCTTTAAATACACCAAGTTCTTCAAATTCTCTTGAAGACTTAGGTTTTACAAATACACGAATTTTTTTAGAACCCTTTCTTTCAGAATGATAAGCTACTTCTGTTTTCTTAATCTTAGTAGAAGAAATATGATTCTTCTTATCTTTTTTATAAGCTATTTCGTCTAATTCTTCTCTAAGTTCTGTGAATGTTTTCATTTTTTTATCTCTGTGAATGTAATACTTGACCAATTGTACCTTTAGAATCCATATCTACCTCATCAATATACTCAGCTAAGTTTCTTGATAACATATTAACATCAAGATGCGAGGAACCTAAATGTCCTAATTTACTATTTGTAATTATTATTGATCTACCTTTCACTTTAATATCATTTCTATTTTTACCTAACTTACCAAAAACTTCTCTATTCCAAAATTTTACATTACCAGCAAAAGGCCAACCACTATGTTCACCTTTACCATGAATCACATTATTTAACTCTTTCTGTAGTAGTTTAGCTAAATCATTAACACTACCTTCAAACTTTTTAACATCTATATAGATATGTGAATACTCTATCTTTCTGTCTACAGCTGAACCAACTCTGTCTTTTGGATTATCAGGTTTTCTATTTACTGTCCAGTTTGTAACACCGTGAGTAGCTTCTTCTAAACCGAATCCTTGTCCTGGTTGTGTCCATGAGTTCATTTGTTAATCCTCGTTTTTTTGTTCGGCTGGTTGATTCAACCAATCAAGTTGCATCTCTACTCTTTTCAAATCAATTGCGTCTAGTTGTTTGTCTTGCATTATAGTCTTAAACGACTCTCCAGCTTCTATGTTATCATCATTGACAACTTGATCTACAAATTCTCTAGTCTTATTTACCATTATATTCTCCTAAGTTTAAAATCCCATATCGTCATCACCACCTTCTGAACCACCTTCACCTTCGATTTCTTTATTGATATCTCTGATTTCAGCTTCTGATTGTCTAAGAACATTTTTTCTTATCCAAGCTTCAGAATAGTACTTACCAACGAATTGGTCTAAATCATTTAGCGTCGCTACTCTTTCTCTAAGTATCTCAGCTTCTTTGAGTTCTACGAAATGACCATCTTTTTGAAAGTCATAACTTATATACTCTTTTGACTTCTTCCAATCTTCATCTGTTACTATTTTCTTTAATAACAGTTGAGTTCTTAGAATATCATCAAATAATCTAGAGAATTTTACTCTAAGTCTATCAACAAATCGTGAAAACTTAACTTCATCTCTAGAAATCTCAGTCGCTCTACCAATAGCGAATGCATTCTCTTGTTCTAATCTAGAAATTGGTACATTAAGAGACTTGTACAATTTCTTTTGAAAATATAAAATATCTTCAATCTCACCTAGATTTTGACCACCTGGTAGTGTCGTAATCTCGGTTCCTCGGCCACCTTCTCTACGAGGTAACCAAAAATCTTCAAGCATATTCATATGCTTTCTATCGTCTTTAACTTCACCTGTGTCAGCGTTATACACTAACTTATTACGATACGCTGTTTGTACTTCTTTCAAATACTGTTCAGCTCTCGCTTTAGGTAAGTTACCTACATCAATGTAGAAGATTCTTCTTTCA